GTGCGCAGGTAACCGCCATACGGGCCAAGCAGCTTGTCATGGATGATGGTGTGCGTGTCCCAGTAGACACGGGTTTCCATCCGCTCACTGCCTTCAAACAGCTTGTCAGCATCCACTGCATCAATCACGCCGACCGTGAACCGCTTTTCCGGGTCAACATTCTGATTGTGTGCTTCAATCAGCAGAATGAAGTAATCACGGATTTTGCCATGATAGATGCCTGGTGCATATATGCTATCACCCAGGAAGGCAAGGTCACCTTCGCAGTACACGTTTTTCTGGTTGTAATTGTCCGTTTCAGCTTCCGTGGCACGGCCCCTGAAGATGACTTTGCCGCCCCGCTCCACGGTAATGATGCTCTTCAGTTTCCTGATGGCATCAAACATCACATGGCCAGGGGGAAGCGTGAAGGACAGGGAACCTGCTTCATTGGTTTCCAATGGAAGCTTGGGGGATAGGATGGCATGTTCTTCGTCAAAGCTGTGCGTGGCAAAAAGAAGGTTGCCGTCAACGTATATCTTATACATTACAGCCTTCTCCCTTCGCCAAAGCGTTCCCGCTTATACGGCTCCACAGTGGCCGTCATTTTGAGGATTGCCGTTTTCTTGTCCGCATCCAGGTCACCAACCTCCACACGGCCTGAATAATAATAATTCGGGTCATCGTCAAAGATGATCCGAACTCTTTGGCCGTGCAGATAGGTCAGGATGTCGGAATGAAGGCTTGCCCACTGTTCACGGGGCGCAGCTGTCACGAATTCAAATTCAATGGTTCTGGGTTCATAGTGAACCTGGCCTGTCAGGTGCTGGGTCAGGTCAATGATATGATCCGAACCCGGCACCTGAATGATTTTCAGTTTGGGTGAAGGGGGGCTGACCTTGGGCCTGCTTTTGAGCAGAAGCCCCCAGTCCCGGTATGTGTGCTTATCGTTAAAGATCACACCCAGCATGGTCAATTCCTCCTTCCTTTTCTGCCGCTGATTGCGCCAAGCTGTGCATCCATCATGGGCGCAAGCTGGCCCACCACAGCGCCGGAATCCAGCACAACCATCTGACCGCCACGGGTGTTATTGGCAACCTGCTGCATCATTACAGCCAGCTGATTGATGGCTGTTTCAAGCCGTCCAATATCCTGACTGCCCATGCCGTTTCTGTATGCGTCAGCCTGAGAACGGGTCAGCACCTGTTCACCCTTGTGCAGACGGGCGATGTAGTTATCACGGGGGACAAAATCAAGGCCACCTGCATGACTGCCATCCACGCTTGGTGCGTATGAATATGTGGTGTTCAGGCTGGACGTGTCGGCATACATTTTCACAGTGGCTGAAAAGTTCATGCCATCAATATCGCCCTGCATGACGCTTTCTGCATCCTCTGCAATCTGAAGGCCAACTTTCAGCGCTGGGCCGTTTGCGCCAGCATAACCAGCCTGTGCGCTGTGCCATGTGTTGTAGGTGGCAAGCAGGCCGTCAATGGCGTTCACTTCAGCAAGTGCTGCATCATACAACGCTTCTGCCTGAAGCTGTTTGTCAAAGTCATATGTGTCAAGGGATACATCCTGCGCTTCCCTCATGGCATTCAGGGCATCCACATACCTGTTCAAGGTTTCAATGTCAGATTCCGTATAGCCATCAAACATATGGTCAAAGGTGCCACGCTTCTTGCCTGCTTCAGAGTTTAGGTACATGAGTGCGCCAGCAATTGCAGATACTGCCGCCGCATACGGATGCGCCGTAGCAGCTGCAATGCCCATGGCCGTACCGATGACACCGATTGCCGTGGCCACTGCTTCACCGTTTTCCGTCAGCCACTTGAAGAAATCAAGCGCACCATCAAAGGTGATCGTGGCGAATTTGCCCACGGTATCAGCAATTTTCTCAATTGTATCCTTGTTTTCTGTGGCCCACGTTCCGAAAAGGGCAAGGCTGTCAGCCATCTTGGGCAGCACTTCACTCTTCGCCATATCAAAGAACGGCTTCATGAAAGCGCCGACTGATTCCTTACCTTCTTCACCAAGACGGTCAGTCTGTCCAGACCAGGTGTCCATCATGTTGTACATATAATCATGCCATTTTGCGCCTTCTGCCGTTGCCGCCGCAAATGCCTTGACCATATCTTCAGCCGGGATCATGTAATCCTTGTCTGTCAGCTTTTGCATGTACCAGCTGCCGTCTGCATACCGATCACCACCATATTTGGTCATGATTTCGATAATCGGAATACCCGCATCAGAAAGCTGGTACATTTCCTGCGCCATCATCTGGCCCTTTGTCACAATCTGGCTGTAAGCACGGACAGCACTGTCCAATTTGTTCTGATCACCAAGTGACAGATCACCCAAACTTTGAAGTGTTGGGATGATGTCAGCCAGTTCAAAGCCCGTGGACAGAAGGGATACTGCATTCTTTGCAAGGCCCTCCATGCCAAGCGGGGAAATCTTGGCCAGCGTCTGAAGGTCTGAAACCAGCTTTGCCGCCTTGTCCGCATCGCCCAGAAGGGAAGTAAACTGGTTCTGGTAGGATTCCATGCTTGCATTGAAGTTGAAGCCCGTTTTGCCGATAACCTTTCCCAAACTGACTGCCTTCTCAGCCAGTTTTGACAGTGCATAGCCCATGAAAACTGACCCGGCACCGAATTTGCCGGAAGAACCCATGGTCTTGCCTGTTTTGTCTGCGCTTTTCCCGGTTCCCTCAATTGCGTCCGCAAGCCCCTGCGCTTTTTCTGTGGTTTCGTCAATGCTCTCATTGGCACTTGTATTGTTGATTTCAATCGTGCCTTCAAGCTTGAAAATTTCCTTGCTCATATGTCATCACCGCCTATCTTCCATAAAAAAAGAAGGCTGTGAGCCTTCTGAATTTGTCACATACCCATGATGCAATTGGTGCCGCTTTGGACATGTTGACAGTTTTTGTGTGTTCTATTGATCCGGCATAATTTCTTGCCCTATAATGACCGAAAAAGGAGGGTTTCACCATGAAAAAGATGCTTTGTGCTGCATTCCTGCTGATTCTGCTTGTCATGTCCGTTCCGGTTTTCGCTGAATCCGATATTGAATCCATCATTACCGAATCCCTGATTCCATTGACGGAAATGTTTGTTGAAAGCAGCGATTACAATGAAGTCACATATAACAAACCTTTGCATTCCGTTATCATAAAATCTGGGGTTTCGGGTTTTGCTGACATGGTGCAAGATATGATTGAATCCGGTCTGAATGCATCATTCGGAATGTGGGCAGACTATAAAGACAGTACGCTGTCATTCTATAATTCCATATTGGAATTCTATGAAGTTGCCGGAATGGCTGATATTGGTCTTATATTCATCATCGTAAATGATAATGTTTATATTGACAATGATGTCAATGGGATGCCATCCCCGTATTTGCTGGCTGTCATGGGTGGGGAAGTCTGCTTTGATATCATCGGGGAACTGAATGGATACTAAAGCAAAGAGGAAGGCAAGCCGCCTTCCTCTTTTTTATCGCACATTACCACGCATGGTGTGGCTGTACCGGGTGTTCAGCCCCTGGTCAATGGCAGGAACCAGCTGACCCACCAGCGCCCCAGAATCCAGCTGCACAGTGCGGGGCATGGCCCTTTGCAGGAAGTCCATCATCAGCCTGTTCTGTTCAATCAGCGTCCTGATGAGGGCTTCATCGTTATCCTTGACAGCATCCCGAATGTATGCTTGCAGTGTAGCAATCGGGGCAACCGCTTCCGGCCCTGCTTCGCCAACGCCCTGAAATCCCTGGCGTGTGCCGAAAATGGTGGGCTGGTCAAAGACTGCGCCCTGTGCATTCCATTTCACGCTGAAGCTGGGCATCTTGCCTGCGCCGCCAATGCCGAACGGGGCCTTGCCGCCGCTGACAGAAATCTTCGGGATTTTGAGATTGCTGAAAATCTTGCCGATACTCAGCGGGAAGAACCCCTTGATTTTCTTGATGATGCCGGAAACCTTGTCACGGGCAGAATCCATGCTGTCTGCTATGGCATTCTTGATCTTGGTGAACGTGTTTTTCACCGTGGTCAAAGCGCCCTTCAGGTCATTGAATTTGTTTTTGATGCCGGATACAGCAGATTGACAGGCAGACTTGATTTTATTCCATAGGTTAATCCAGAAATTCCTGAATCCTTCGTTGTTTTTCCATAGTGTCACAAATGCCGCCACAAGGCCGATGACAAGGCTGATAATCAAGCCAATGATGTTGGCCTTCATGGCGATGTTCAGAAGCTTCACGGCTGTGGTCACGCCCGTGATGGCTTTTTTCGCCGCAGTCATGATGGCACCCCATTTGAGAATCAGAATGAAACTGGCCACAGATGCCGTAGCACCCACGATGGCAGCGCCCCAATTCTTGATGGTCTGCTGGTTATCCTTGATCCACTTCTTCATATCCTTGACCTTCTGAATGAAATTCTGAAGGTGGGGGATGGCCGCTGTGACCATTTCGGCCACTTTGGTTTTGATAGCGGTCAGGATAGGTTCACCGACTGCGCCCAGCTGTGCAAAGGCATCTGTCAGCTTTTCGTTGGCTTTGTTGGCTTCAAGAATGTCTTTGTTGGTTTCTTTGTATTGTGCGGATGCATTTTTATAGGTACCGTTCAGCGTGTTCATGATCAGGTTTTGCCGTTCCTGCTCACTTGTACATTTATCAAGCTTCGCCTGAAACTCTTCTTCGCTGATTCCGGCCCATACTAATGCATCGACCAGGCCACCAGTCAGAACACCGCTCTTGGCCACTTCGTTGCTGGATTCGGTCAAGGATTCGATGGGGAGGGATTCACCGAACGTGGCATAAACGCCTGTACAGATGTTTGTCCACGTCTGCAAATCCTTTTCGTTATCCGTCAGTTTGGCCAGGTGCTGTGCCGCTTCCGTGGCCTGTCCGCTGTCAGCCAGCACGGCATTCAGTTCTGAATAGGTTTGCTTGGCCACCGCCGAAGAATGGCCATTGGTGGCAAAGGCCGTGTCCAGCTTGCCCATTTCCGTTCTGTATTCTCTGGTGCCTTCAATGGCGGCTATCCACGCCGTACCCAGTACAGCGCCAGCCGTGACAACAGCCTTGCCGATGGTTGCAGCTGCACCGCCGATTTTCTGAAAAGCGCCGGACATTTCATTGCTTGTCTGATTCGCCTGACCGGACGTTTCAGCAAGCGCCTGATTGGCCTGCTCGTTATTGACTGCTATTGTTCCCAGCAGCTTGAACAGTTCCACTGTTCACCAACTCCTTCTGAGGGACAAAGCCTGCCAGGGTATTCATGGAATCCATGACAATGCTTTTGACTTCTTCCTGCGTTGGTGCTGCTTTCGGGTTTTGATTGTCTTTTAGTGTGTTTCTGAACTCTTCAAACGTCATCCCATAGACCTTGTGCAGCCAGAATTCCCACAGAACCTTATCTTCCTCTTCGGCATTGCGGAAATCGACCAGTTCATTCACAAAGTCCGTCAGCCTGCCCACACGGATCATCTGATCCAGCAGAAGCATGGGGGATGAATAGCGCCGGAACAGTTCATCATAGAACCGGATGTCACTCAGCTGGGCAATCCGAATACATCCGTAAAAAAATCCTTGAATTCTTCCTTTCGGATGACATCCATGACCATGTTCGTGTACTGGCCAAAGGGAAGAGAACCAACCTCTTCACGGCTCATGCCGGACAGTTCAGCCAGCAGGGTATTGATTTCCTGTCTGCATTCGGGCAGGTGTTCCACGATGACCCCGGCAACCTCAAACATGACGGCAGCGCCGACAACGGACATATCCGTATCATTGCCATTTACCGCTTCGGCAATTGCCTTGCGCACTTCCAGGGATTCAAAGCAGACCTTCAGTTCCTTGAAGCCAATTTTCCTGATGACGTTGACCACCAGAAAGATGTCATCACCCTTCAGGTCACGCAGTGTGTATTTCTTCTCTTCAGCCATGCTGTTATTCACTCCTTGTCATGGAATGGGGCAGGGGAATAAGCCCCTGCCCCTGCATTTGTCAAGCCGTTTCAGCCGGATAGTAGATATGCCAGGGCAGGGTGTCCGCTTCCGGGGACAGGTCTGCGAAGCACTCAAACGTAAACTTCGGCACAGCCGCTTCCTTGTTCTTGCCTTCCAGTTCCAGACCGGACGTGCAAAGGGCATTATCAAAGATGATGATGATGGGCTTGCCCTCAATGGTCTTGCCGACATAGCCCAGATTTTCCACATAGTCACCTTCATTGATGATGGCACGGGAAGTCATTTCCATGTAACCCGTGGCAGTCTCAGACTGCTTTTCATCACCGATGACAGCCATATTGAGGATTTCAGGCTTCATCTCAATCGGGTTGATTTCAAGGGTGGCCGTTTCGCCAACCTTGACCGTCAGGCCCTTCACCTTCACCAGCGCACCATCAACAGGTACGTCATAAAACTCCGGCACGATGGACAGCTTGGAGCCGCCGGAAGTCGCACAGATCAGCGATTCCTGGAAGTTCCAGGCGTTTTCCGCAAAGGTCAGGCCCTTGTGAATCGTACCAGCGCCAAGCATGACAGTCTTCGGGGTATTCGCAGTGATACCGGAAGACTTGAATTCATTGCCAATGGCCATATCAGTTCACCTTCCATTCCTGAATTGTCAGATTGATTTTGATGGACTTCAGTTCAGCGTCACCCGTAGGCACAACAGAAGCCGCATCATAAAAAACAGCAATCCCTGTGCCGTCCGGCAGGATTGCTGTCTTGGGTGCATGTTGTTCAATTTTCTCTTTGGCCTGCTCAAGAAGCAGCCAGTCTTTTCGGGTAAAGCCACGCAGGATGAACGTGGTGTCCTTTCTGCCGTCTTCCTCCCGGTTTACCATGGCCACTTCCATGTATTCGCCCACAAAGTAATAATCCTCCGGGGGCTTCTCTTTCCATTCCATGAAGGCATAGGGGATGGAAAGGCTGGTCATCAGATCGGATATATAGTTCATTGCCGCAATGCTCATGTTCCCATCCTCTCCTTCAGCTTTCTTTCCAGTTCGGCCAGTGCGCCGTTCTTTGTGGCAAGGTATGATTTCTCCAGCGTGTATGCGGGTCTTCGTCCGTTGCTGATATAGGCTTTTTTGTTGTATGTGGCCTGAATCCATGCCGCCATCATCATGGCTTCCATTTCGTCATAATAGGTATGCGACTTGTAGCCTTCCGGGCCTTGTTCATCCGGGGTATAGACCCACCATCCCTGTCTGCCAGGTTTGCCGCCGTTTTTTGCTGTATCGGCATATTCGCCTGTGCCGAATTCTTCCCAGTATCCGGCTTCCAGCGGGGTACCGATATTCACCTTGCCTTCGCCTTCCAGCAGGTTGCTCTTGTATGAACCTTTCAGCTGCTTGCCTGGGTCATCATCCATCTTGCAGTTGCGCTTGGCCATGGAAGCAATTTCTTCCCCGGTTTCTTTGAGCCATTTGATGGTGGTTTCATTCAGTTCCGCTTCAACGACCAGATGAAAGTCATGGAATTCCACATTGTTGGCCACATCACTGACCTCCCGTGTACTTCAGATAGAATTCCAGCTGCTGGTTCATTTCCATAGGGTTATCAATCAGCATAATGTCATAGCGCTTGCCATTGACAAGCATTCTGGCATTTTCAGCCGTGATCCCATCTGCAAGCTTCACATAGTCGCTGATGAAGATATGGGTGGATTCCTGAATCTTGGCATTGAATGACGTGTATCTGGAATCGCCGGATGCAAGATCAAGCCAGCCTTTGATGGTCTGTGTGTCCTGCCATACGGGAACTTGTTCACCGATGGCGTTTTTGCTTACGGTCTTCACCTGGATGACTGCACGGGTATTGCCGCCAATGCCTTTCATACCTGCACCCCCTGGCCAAACCTTGCCTTCATATAAGGCTTCAGGAAGCCAAGCAGGCTTGTCGGGTAGCCCATGGCACTATTGTCCCCGTCCATATTGAAGTAGGTGACAGAGTGGCGGGATAGCGTTTCAGACTGCACACCAACCTTGTCCCGGTTGTTTTCTTCCCACTTCATGAGATTGACCACGCCCATCTTCACATCCATGGGGTACACAACCTTGGTGATGTAGACATCCTCTTCTTCATAGGTGTCTTCCTTCACGGTCAGCATGGATTTTGTGGCTTCCGTAATGGTCAGCAGACCGTCATTCAGTTCCGATTTTGTGACCTGTACCGTGTCACCAGCTTTGAACGGGTGATTGGTGTGCATGATGATGGTATTGCCTGTGGCCAGGTCAGCCATCTTCCTGAATGCTCTCTGCTGGAAATTGTTGTTGGTATATGCCCTGATAAGAAGTTCAAGCGCTGAAAGCTTGGCTTCCAGCGCCTGATCCTCTTCATCCGTGGTCACATACCGTCTGTATTCTTCGACGGTCATGATCATCGGGAGTCAGCCCCTTACTTCTTGAACTTGGCCACAACAACCTTGGAAGTGTCGGTCAGGGCCGCAACGTAATGCTCATCCGCAGAAACGATGGTCTTACGGGCCAGGGAGTCACGCTCAGTCTCCACGTTGACATTGCGCTTGATGTAGATGGTCAGTGCGGCAGTCTCGTCCTCAGTCTCGTTGTCCTGGTTCAGCTTGACAATCGGGCAGAGGTAGTTCGCACCGCCTTCATCCAGCGGAACCTTCTTGGACGGAACGACACGGCAATTGGCAATCTTGCCGATTTCGCCAGTCATGACCACGTTGCCCGGATACTTGTCAGCGCTGATGAAGTCGGCATCCTTGCGCAGCTGGGTTACCTGCTTGGGATGGACGAAGATGGCCTTATCGGTGTTTACTTCCTCATCGAACAGGTCAATGGCATCCACAACGCCAGCGTACTTGATGACAGAAGCGCTGCCGTCATAGATCAGCTGCGCACCCTGGAGCGCATCCATAGCATCCACATCAATCTTGGAAGCAATGGACTTGCCCAGCTGGTTGTTGGTTTCGCCAACCGGGTTGCCGTAGCCAGAAAGGACGGCTTCATCGGTCAGTTCAACAGCCTTCATGGCCTTCTTGACCTTGTATTCCTGGGTGGTGGCAGACAGCTTCACAGTGCCAGCGGCAACGCCTTCAGCCACATCCTCCGCATCGCCAATGTAGGCGTACTGGGGAACGGTGATGGTATCGCCCGGACGGCCCTGAAGGGTGGTGTCAATCTTCGCAAACGGGGTCACAACA